CTTCCTAAGTCACCTTTATTTACTGCTATACCAACATTGAATCCTGCACCACTTGATGCCATATTATTTGTTCTACCTCTTGGTATTGTAGTTCTACCCATTGCGTTAGTAACACCTAGTAGAGATGCATCAATTACATTTTTAACATTATAGATTTTAGGCTTTGTAGCATTCGTTAAATTTATTTTTAACATATTTGTACTATATTTAGAAACTTCATCTTGTAACATACCATATGATGCTCTCCTTAGAATATATGAATCATCAACTGAATCGATAAGTCTCATTTCAACATCTATTATTGCAGTTGTAGTCGAGAATTTTATAATTGGTCTATATTCTATTGTCTCATTAAAACCATCATGAACAGTTACGGTTGTTGTTTTTCCACGAATATTTTGTTCATATGTTGTTATATTATATTGTACATAGTATCTATGTCCCATAGTAAATGAATCATCTATGAACTTTTTAAATTCTGCAATAGTATCATTATAGGTTCCGTGAATTTCAAAAAAGTCACCTTCCATCGAGTGTTTTACGACAAGACCTAATCTTTCAAATTCTGGAGTTTGTGGGATTGTAGTTGTTACTTTTCCGGCAAGTATGTATGTTGATATACCATTAACTTTCTGTATACCATCAATGAAGAAAAAGTCGATGAAGATTGGGGCAGTTATACTTAACCCGATGCCATTTGTAAGGTTATAATTTATACTATCTTCTTTTGGACTACCATCAACTTTTTGAGTTGCGATTTCATTTATAGCAGGAACCTCTATTTCTATAGTTTTACCCCAAAGTTTTTCTTGAAATAATAAAGGTGGTGTAGAATAGTTTAACAAATATTGCTGAGAAACATTTGTCATATCAAAATAGAAATTGGAAATCTCAAATGGGTTTGTATTGGTCTCATCTAAAGTATAAACTCTGATATAGAAACCTAAGTGTTCACCAAAAGTCCAATTTATTGGTATATGAACTTTAATAGTATCATGTCTAACAGGAATACTAGAAGAAAATTCTTTATACTGAAGATATGAGTAATAATCTGGGTTTACGATACCATATTTTCCAGAAACAGAATCTAACTTAAAAAGTTGATTCTCTTGACCTTTAATATTTGTATTACCTGTACCACTTAAGTCTCCTGCTATATACGATCTTCTGTTATCTCTTGAGTCAACCAGTATTTTATACTGGTCACTAATCATGTTACCATCATTATAGATATATTCTAATAATATATCTCTATCTAACTTAACATATTTTGAAATTTTAGCCATTTGAGAGTTGAAATCTTTTTATTATATATAAAAAAAGAAAACCTCTCGCTACTACAAGAGGTTTTCTTTTGTCAATCTTTTTCTGACAATATCTACTATATCATCTTCAGATAAATTTGAATGAGCCTTACAAATATTGCTATATAACTGCTGTTCTTCAATTGCCAACTTTTCAATTTCTTTATTTAAAGGTTCTAAAAATTTCTCGATTCTATTACCCTCATCCTCAATTTCTGAGAATATTTTTAACAAGTCGTCTTTAACTTCATCATCCGACCCATTTTTTTTACCTTCTTTTATCCTTATATTTAATTTCTCAAGATCATCGTATGCCTTCTCTAACTTTAATAAAGTTACTTCTGCCTTATTTTTATATAAATCTAAATTAGAAGTTAGTTTTAAATAGGTTCTTCTAATATTTATTGCAGCTGTTAAAAATCTCTCATCAATCATTTTGCTCAGTCTCTTTTTTTACTATATTTATATCTTTTGTCGAGTCTGTTAAGTCTCTTTTAAGATTTCTTTTACTCGAAATTGGTTTGGTAACTGATTTTTTAGCAACTGGCTTTTTAGCAACTGATTTTTTAGCAACTGGCTTTTTAGCAACTGACTTTCTTGTAGTTTTTTTCTTATAAACCATTTCACTTATTTTCGCCTTTATACTTTCTTTTAAAACCTTTGGGTCTTTTAATAATTCATTCATAAATTCCTCGGCCAAAAAGTCAATAATACTTTTTTCGTATGAGTCTTCCATCATTTCTATGAAATCTAATCTTGGTATTTTATTTTCCAATTTCAAATCAAGGTTGAAGTTTACTGATCTTTTAACACCTCTAAACATTGTGTAAATGGGATCTTCTTTGGGTTGTAAATATACCTTTTCGTTATTACTATCAACATCAACACTTTGAACATGTGGTTCCTCATTGGTAAAAGATTTTGAATCTACAAAAGGTAACTCATTTAATTCTTCACTATCCCCAAGTATTTTAGCAAAAACTTCATTTTGTCGAGAAGTAGATTCAGTATTAACATTATTAACTCCATATTTTCTAGCCAACTCTTCCTTCTCATCATCAATAGTACCATATATCACCGCACTATCATCTTCTACAGGTGGTGTATACCTACTATCGATATTTACTACTGGTTTAATCTCACCATTATCATCAGGTAATCTATCCGTTGGAATGGTTTTTATTTTCTCAAATAAATCATCATATGCATTTTGTGTATTGAAAAATGAAGAAGGATCTATTTGTTCTGTAAAATGATTTGGATCCATAAGTCTCCTTTTATCAATTTTAGTTTTATTTTCTAGAATTGCTATATTTTCAAACGAATCAATTACTTTTATAATTTCACCGGTTTTGTTGTCTTTAAATGTCTTATTATTTAGACTCATAATGATTTTTATTTTTTAGAGCAAGTGTTCTGATTTGAACAGAATCTCTATACTGGTAGTATAGCGCATTACTTATGCTAACACTGCATTTATTTATTATAGTAATTTATCTAGTAAAAGTTCAAATTTTAATTGACCACAACCATATATTTTTGATAAACCCAATTCCTTAGTTATTTCATCTTCTGTTCTGGAAGTATTATATCCTAGTTTTCTTAACCTACTTTTTGTAAATTTTTGTTTGTTTATACGAACACTCTCGTTTATATACTTATAATCAGGCTTTGATATATTAGATAATTCAAATCCTAATTTATAATAAAGCTTCCCATTACTCCAACTTAAGTCTGCATAACTAATTATCCTATTTGGTTTATAATATTTTATGAAATGTTTTAATAACTTAGAAGCCCCTCCGATTACATTTATATTTAATTTATTACAGAACCTAGATAAATTCCACCCACCTTCTTGCATTACTCTTCTACCTTCTAAATTATCAAATGTCATCAAACTAACCAATTCATCTTTATAATATAAACCAATTCTTATTTTTGATCTTATGAAACCTTGTATATGATTATTATCTAAAAAAAGTTTATAATCTAACTGACCAACTTCTCTAATCTCACACTTTCTTGCATATATTTTATTAGTTGATGATCCAATCCAATTTATAATTTGACTTTTAATTATTTCTTTTTTGTTGTCCCAATCATCTTCCCAGATGTGTATTATTCTTATACCTCTATTTTTAAAATAATTTGTTTTATCTATGTGATAGTTTCTATCTTTATACTCTTCGGAATGCCAATATAGACCATTGAATTCAAAACCTATTTTCAAATCAGGTAAATAAATATCTATTTCTAAACCATCTCTATACGAACTTATTATTTTACCCTCATAAATTGAATTTATATAATTTCTTAATTCAATTTCTTTAAGAGATGAGTTTTCACCAATTGGGAAACATATTGTACATAAAGGTAGATTTGAATTATTTCTATTATGGAAATTAACACTACTTATTTGAAAAGTATGAGAATTACCACAATCACATTTAAATTCAGAGATATTATTAGAAATATAACTTATATAATTTTCATGATTGTTAATTATAAGATTTTTTCTGAAAATCTCATTTGCAACCGGATTATACTTTATACTATTTTTAAATTCATCTGTTTTAAAATAACTATTTACTTTGTATTTTTTATAAAACTTATCATTCAAATTCTTAACAATGTTTGGTAAAAACATAATGTTTTCAACGCCATACTTCTCTAAATTTGTATCAATTATCTTCTTTTTAATTATAGGTGATTTACTGACACATTCAAAGCCATATTTCTCTAAGTTAGTCTTCTTAACCTTTTCTTTAATTTTAGTATTACTAGATGAATGTGTTACACCATATTTCTCCAAGTTTGTATCAATTACCTTACTCATCAAAATATTAGATTGATATGTATAACCACCATATTTCTCTAAGTTAGTCTTCTTAACCTTTTCTTTAAATAATTCAACTTGTGAAACATTTTTAAAACCATATTTCTTTATATTACTTAATTCCCTCTTATTATTTATTCTTTCAATATCATCTCTTTCTAAGCTTTCCCAATATTTTTTAATATTATTGGATATTTCATTAGATTTAGATAACATTTTAATACTTTTGGATTTTTTACTAGATTCTAATTTTGAAACATGATCAACACCATATTTTTTTAACAGACTCTTTTTAGATTTATATTTCTTTGAATCTAATTGATTCGTTGATTCAACACCATATTTTTCTAAATTTGTTTCCTTTGATTTTAAAACTCCACATTTTATAGAACACGAAAATTTACCATTTATTGATATATTCCTATTATAGTTTTTATATGAAACTTCTTTCTCATTATTACAATAATCACACTTTGATAAAATCATAACATGTGATCCTTTTGGTAAATGTAATATATCAACTTTTATATACTTATCATCTATATCATATCCCAAGTTTTTATAATATTTGGAACTTTTAACTAATACTAGTTTACTAATTATCATATTTTATATATTAAAAGTGGTATACCCTGTTATATATTTGAAACAAAAAAAAACTCTAATGAAAATTAGAGTTTTTTTTTGTGTTTCAAATGAAAATTAAAGGTCTGCAAAGAAATCATCCTCTTCTGTAGAGGTTGTAGATGTTGCAGTTGCTTTCTCAGAAAAGTTTTCCTCAAAAGAAAAATCTTCTGATGATGGTTTAGACTCTTTAGATCCACTAAATGAAGAACTTGCTTTACCAGTTAAAAAGTTTGAAATCTCAGTAATTTTAACTTGTTGCTCCTCAGTCAATCTTTTTGGTGAGAAATCTTCCAAGTCAACACTTCTTTCTAATAAGAAATTTTTAACAACCGCTTGTGCATTCGGTGCGATTTTACCATCTTCTAAAGGTGCATTTTTGAAAATACCATTTTTGTAAATAGGTAAAGATGTTGTTTCTCCTTTAAACATACTCATTTTGTAATCAGGGTATGTTTCATCACCAGTTTGAATTTTCTTAACAACAAGAACGAAATCCTTTCCAGCTGATAAGTCAAAAACATTACAAGGAACTCCAGATATTTCTCCGTTTTTCTCAGCCATGATTTTATCTTTAATAGTTTTACCGTACTGGAAAACCATAATCTTACCAACTAATTCTGGTTGTTGTTCATCTTCTAATACTAAAACATAAGAGTAGTATTTTTTAGAATACTTTAACTGTTTTGATTTCTCCATCAAAACTGCATTTTTAGAATTCTGCATCTGGTAGTATAAATCAGTTAAAGGACATTTCTCATTAAAGTTTTTCGCAGAATCAAACCATCCACTTAACTCTCTTGCAGATTTAATATCTACGTAATGCGAGATCTTCTCGATCGCAGATTGCCCTATCTTACCCTCTTGTGTTAAGTTAGGTAAAAATCTTACTACAGATCTCCATCCCTTTTTCTCATCTTTTGTCAATTTAAGATCTACTCTGTAGATTCCGTCATTGTTGTTACTCGATTTTGCTTCGTTTAAGAAGTCCATTTTACTATCCAATCCTCCATTGAATAAGTCATCCATTTCATTTGCCATAATTTGCTTTTTATTTGTTTTATTTACTAAACACCTTGTCTAGTTATTATTTATATTAAATTTTTGTATAAAAGTTTAGGTTATTTAAATAATTTTTCTTATATTTAAGAGTTTATAATACTAAATAATTCATCTTTTAAATGAAGTCTTTTTTGTTTAATCTTTGTTAGTTCATCATCAGTAAAGTTTTCACTAACTTCAAGTCTATGTATATCTTTATTTATTTGGTGATACTCGCCAAATAACTTCTTGAAATGATTATTAGAAATCTTTAATTCATGAATTCTTTCCTCGTGTTGAGGAAACTCGTGATGTAAATCGTGTTTTTCCATTTTATTTATTTTTTATTTATGAGTTTTATATAATAGGTTTTAAAATATGTTTTGTATTTGAATAAATTATTTATCTTTGTTAAACACTAAAAAAATAAGATAATTATGGAAAGAATTTCAATGAAAGAGTTTATCAAACAAAAATATGGTGAAACAGATAAAAGTGTTAAAGGTAAAACTGCTACTAAAAGAGCTACTAAGAAAGTAGAGAAAAAAGAAACTGGTAAGTATATTACTAAGATTGTTGATGGTGTTAAGTATATGGTATTAAAATAATAAAAATCGATAAATAATGGAAAAAGTTAAAAACTTTACAGAAAAAGAGTTCAATGAACTTCCGGAAGATATGATGTACGAAGAAATGGGTGGTAATATGGTTAAATGTGCATGGATAGAAGATAACTCAATTATGAAACTAATTATACAATAATATGAGTTCAAAAATTTATATAAAAAAAAGACTCAAAATGAGTCTTTTTTTAAGTATTTCATTTATGGTTTAATAATATAGGTAATTTCATATTATTTATTTATTTTTTTAATATTCAATTTAAGTTATAATTAAATATTGAATCTGCATCTAAATCATCGTCAAAGTCTTCATCTTCCGAATCATCATAATCGAATTGGAATCCCAAATCAACAAGTTCTGCCATAACTTCATCAGTTAACTTAAGATCACCTTTTCTTTCTTCCATGTAGTTATCAAACATACTTGCAGTAAAGATTCCTTTTTCATCTCTGATTTTTTGTAATCTTGGTAGTAAGTCTTCTGCAATCTCCCTTGCCAAAGTCTTATCATTGTAGTTTTCAAATGTTTTTAAATATCTCATAGTTTATATATTAAAATTTTATAGTGATAAACTATCACCACCTCTTGAATTAAACACAGGACTTTTATCTTTATCTCCTTGAATTCCACCCTTTTTAAAGTAGAAACCATCTTCTTTCATTTTATCAGTTATTTTAGAAATAGTGATAAAATCTTCAATAGTTATTTTTGTTTTTATTGTTTCCATAGATTCTTCAATCTCGTCCAATGTGTATTTTTTATCATCAGGAAATGAAGTATCAGGAGTTTCTGATAATTGAAACCATTCAAAAAACTTTTCAATCTTACCTTTTATATTCATATCAGGTTCACCAGAAGTTCTCTTCACTAGATTATCACTTAAATAAGTAGTAATCGGTGTATAAATAATATACTCTGTTATGTCATCATAAAACTTAGTGATTGTTGGTCTAACATCATCAAATAAAATTGTACCAGGTCCCCATAAATAAGAAATTAGTGCTAGTTTTAAAACTCTACTATCTTGTTGTGTAATCGTTTGTGGACAAAAAGTATTTTCTTTAGTAAGAATCTCAAATAATGGATTTAGAATACTCTTTTCTTCTTCATCAGCTTCATTCTTCCACTGGTCAAACCATTTTTTATCTACACCATCACCTACATAAGCAATCATAAAAACTCCACCAATATTGTTTATATCAGATTTTGATATCTCTGCTAACTTAGGACAACCTTTTGCTTCCAATAACTCAGTAATTTTTTCTTGTTCACCATCTTCACCATCAGTTGTAATTAGACAATTACCTTTAAAATCTGTTGATTTCGTCCAGTGTTCAATTCCGATTTGACCAGCTAAATAAGTTTTACCAGTAGCACTTGGTCCACATAGTAAAAATAATTTTTTTCCTTGACTATCTAATTTTTCCAAGATAAGTCTAAATTGTTCGTATAGTTTTAAGTATTTCATAGTTTACCTTCTGTCTAAAGGAGTATCACCCCAAATATCATCATCTAATAGATCCGCTGATGGGTTCATATCACCTTTTATCTTGTTTATTCTAATGTTTTTCTGGTTTTTGTTGAAGCACCATTCTGCCATTTCGAAAATATCTTCCAATATAGTCCAGTCTGCTAAAAGACATTCTTCTACTCTTTTGATATCAAGTAAATAAAGAACATGATTGTTCTTCTTTACACACCCTCGTTCGATGAATTCTTTCTGTGTTTGTAGATTCCATCCTTGTCTATATTTTTTATCGGCCTCTACCTTACAAATTCTTATGGCACCGTCGTCAAATGTTAAAGTATATCTAAGATATTTACTATCCTCATCAATGTCGTGTTTAGAAACAATCTCATATGGAGATACACCTCCTTTTTCTAAAAAGGATTTTAAATTCTTAAGTCTTTTTAGATAGTCTTCTCCAATCTGGTCGTCTTCAGACTTCTTCTTTTTAAAGAAGTCAAAAAATCCTTCATATGTCTTTATGTTCTTCATATCTTATTTTAAAAATCCTTCCTTTTTAAGTTTATGACAAGATTCTATAACCTCATCTTTTGTTAATTCAAATCCAGTATACTCATACTCATTTTTCAAAGCCACAAAAAAAGTATTATCGAGTTGAAATCTTTCTACTAAATCAGCATCTAATAACCCACAAAGCATCGAAAGTAATTTGATATGGGTTGGTGTATTCTTCAACCACTCATCATGTCCTTCGGTTCTTGGAAATATCATATCATCAGGCAACTCATTATATTTATCAGTCAGTGAAAAATATTCTTCATTTATCGCCTCATTAAACCTTTTTAAGTATTTCATATCTCGTTTTATTTTTATATATCTTTAACTTTCTTTACTTTAAATGGACTCAACATACCTTTTAAATTCCAAGAAGAAACGAATTTTTTATTATGCTTTTCATAATCTTCATATGACTCAATACCCGAATCAATAGGGTTTTGAATATATTGTATATTAGCACCTTGCTTGTTCATATCAGAGATACGATTTCCGATATCTGTTTTAGCAGACATCTTCATAACTTTTTTTAACTGATTTACTGATTGTTGTCTTGGTAATGCCTCATTCGTCATTTCAAAATCTTCAAATCTTAATATCTTCATAAGTTATATATTATTTTTCAAAAACAAAAAAACCTCGTTTAGTCGAGGTTTTTAAATATATGTGCTATGACATCCACGGTCCAGCCGTTTCCAAGCATTGCATATCGATGTGTATCTGCAACACCTTCTGTATAACCATCCGGTACATTCTGAAGTCTTTCACATTCAATCGGTGTAAGCTTTCTGAATTTACCATCTTGTAAAAGTCTTAGAGAGTTATGACAAGGGTGTGTGAGAGTAGGGCTTTTTCTATCTTTTTTATATCTCTTGTTATAGACATCTATACAACAAATATTGGGAGCACCAGTTATATCGACTTTTTTACTCAACAATCCTGCATTCTTTTCAGGTAACCAATACTTTGAATCAAAGTTGGTCTCTAATATGTCTTCGATATAAATCTCTTTATCATCGGGTAAAGGATCCATTGGAATATTAGTCCAATAAAGTCTCTGACGATTCTGAGCGGAAAAAATATTACTATTGATAAGAATTGGTTTTACACCTAAAATATCAGTAATAACATCTTGCCATTCTTTTTTCATCTTTACATTTTCCAACATAAAGTATTTAGGATTAGTTTCTTTTAAAAGTCTTACCCATTCATAAAATAATCCACTCTTACCATCAAATCCTGAACCATTTCCTGCATTTGAAAATGATTGACAAGGACTTCCACCAATCAATAAATCAATTTTTGGTAAATCTTTACCCTCTACTTTAGTAACATCACCAAGTTGTATAGTATTTGGATAATTTTTCATAGTTACTTTAATAGATGCATCTTCTATTTCAGATGCAAAGTATTGATCAACTTCGATTCCAAGTTTGTCTAATGCAATATGTCCACAAGACATACCATCGAATAATGAAAGAACATTCATATTTTATATTTTTTTTTATATAAAAAAACCTACTAAAAGTAGGTTTTAATTGACTTAAACGGTAAGTTTTTAAAAGTCATCATCCATATTATCAAAGTCGATATTCTTATCTGATGTTTTTTGGTATTCAGAAACTCTTTTTTCAAAAAAATTGCTCTTATTTTGTAAAGAAAGCATATCCATAAAATCGAATGGATTTTCGGTGTTATAAACCTTTTGACAACCTAACTCACTTAACCAATAGTCGGCAACGAACTCAATGTATTGTTGCATCAACTTTGCATTCATACCAATAAGTGATACCGGTAAAGAATCTGTTACGAACTCTTTTTCAATCTCAACCGCTTCCGTAATGATCTGAGTAATTCTTTCTTGAGAAACTTTATTTACTATGTGTTTGTTATGTAATAAACAAGCAAACTCACAATGTAAACCTTCATCTCTTGAAATCAACTCATTTGAGAAAGCTAATCCTGGCATCAAACCTCTTTTCTTCAACCAGAAGATAGAACAGAATGATCCTGAGAAGAAGATACCTTCTACCGCTGCGAAAGCGATTAAACGCTCTGCAAATGATTCTGATTCAATCCATTTAAGTGCCCAATCAGCTTTCTTCTTAACAGAAGGAACAGTATCGATTGCATTGAATAAATGATCCTTTTCTTTTTCATCTTTAATATAGGTATCAATTAAAAGAGAGTAAGTCTCAGAATGAACATTCTCCATTGCAATTTGGAAACCATAAAAACTTTTCGCTTCTGCATATTGAACCTCTTTAACAAAATTTTCTGCCAAATTCTCATTTACGATTCCATCCGATGCTGCAAAAAATGCCAATACATTTTTAATGTAGTGTCTTTCATCATCATTAAGTTTATTATCCCAGTCTGTTAAGTCCTGTGCTAAATCAATCTCTTCTGCAGTCCAAAATGAATGTTCCGCAGTTTTATACATTTCCCAGATGTCATTGTGTTCAATAGGGAATAGAACGAATCTTCCCGGGTTTTCTTTTAATATGTTCTCTGTATTTTCCATAAATTTTTATTTAAGTTATATATATTTTTTTAACTTATTTGTTTATTATTTTAATGTTAAATTATATTAAACAATACTGGCTTTCTTTTATAGGAGAGATGTTATGGCTTATATATACAATATGAATGAAATAGTTAAAAAAGAATATGAAATATATTTATCTAAAATAGAATTAAATTCGGTTAAAGAGCAATGGGTATCTAAAAACTTAAATAATTTATATTCTTTTTTAGATAAATGTCCAGGTGATTCAATTTCAGAGAAAGTATATTTAATTAAAAATAATAAACCTACTTGTAAAGTCTGTGATGGTGATGTTAAATTTTTATCATATAAAAGAGGTTATAGAGAATATTGTTCAAAATCTTGTTCAAATAATGATCCTATTTTAAAAGATAAAAAATTATATAATTATAAGAAAAATAATTTAGAAAAATATGGTGTTGAAAATACGTCAATTCTAGATACTGTTAAAGATAAGATATCAAAATCAAAAGAAAATTTAGATTATGAATCAATAAATTTAAAATACAAAGAAACATGTATTGAAAAATATGGTGTTGATAATATATCAAAGATTGAAAGTGTTAAAAAGAAAAAGGTGAAAACAACATTTGAAAATTACGGAGTCGATAATCCATTCAAATCAGAAATTATTAAAAATAAAATAAAAGAAACTTCAAATAAAAAATACGGTTTTGATAGTTATACTAAAACCGAAGATTTTATCAAAAGAATAAAGAAAACCAATTTAGAAAAATATGGTGTTGATAATTTCACTAAATCTGAAAAATATAGAGAACTCATTTTTGAAAAATATAGATCATCTAGTATAAAAACAAATTTAAATAGTGATAAAAACTATTTTAAATACTTAGGTAAGGGTAAACACCTAATTAAGTGTGTAGAAAATGATCATTATTATGAAACAAATTCACATTTATATCACTCAAGACTTAAACTAGATAATAAACAATGTACAATTTGTTATCCGGTCAATAAAACATCATCATTTAAAGAAATTGAAATTTTAGATTATATAAAAGGTATATATGATGGTGAAATAATTCAGAGTTATAGGGATGGTTTGGAAATAGATATTTATTTACCTGATTTGAAAATAGGATTTGAATTTAATGGTCTTTATTGGCACTCTGAATTATTTAAAGATAAAAACTACCACCTTGATAAAACCAAATACTTTAAAGAAAGAGAAATTAGAATAATTCATATTTGGGAAGATGATTGGAATCTTAAAAAGGATATTATAAAATCACAAATCACAAATTGGTTAGGTCTAACTAAAAATAAAATATATGCCAGAAAATGTATTATAAAAGAGGTTATAGATATAAGTGAGTATAGAGAATTTCTAGATGAGAATCATATACAAGGTTATACATCAGCCTCTAAGAAAATTGGTTTATATTACGATGATGAGTTGGTTAGTTTAATGACATTTGATCATTTCGAGGGTAGGAAAAGCATGTTGAGTGATGAGTGGAACTTATCAAGGTTTTGTAATAAAAAAAATATTAATGTTATAGGTGGTGCATCCAGACTAATGAAATATTTCATTAAAAATTATGATGTAAAAAGGATTATATCCTTCTCTGATGTTTCTTGGTCAATAGGTGATTTATATTATAAATTGGGATTTTATGTTAAAAGTACTAGTTATCCAAACTACTCATACTTAATTGATAAAAAAAGATCAAATAAACAAAAATGGAAAAAATCAAAATTGATAAAAATGGGATATGATAAAAACCTTTCAGAATCAAAGATAATGGAGGATAATTTTGGTGCCTATAAAATATTTGATTGTGGTCAGATTAAATTTGAAATTATTCTCTAAAAAGAAAACCACCGAGGAGCGAATTCAGTGGTTTTCATATAGTACCCGTGGGGCGTAATCTATATCCGGTCCTAAGTCGGATTATACTATATATATTAAAATTTGTCCGTATGTTTGTAATATGAAAAGGTTATTTTTAGACGATTGGCGAATTCCCAGAGATTGTGCTACATATATGTGGCAAATAACGGATTTTCGTATATTCCATTGTACGTTCTTATGGTCAGTTCATAAAATGGATAGAAGAAAATGGTGTTCCTGATTTAGTTGCATTCGATTATGACTTGGCAGATGTCGCAGAACTTAAAGAAAGTTTGCCTATTGAAGAATGGTTTGATATCGATGAAGGAAGAGTTTATACTGGATTAGATTGTGTTAAGTTTCTGTTAAGTTATTGTAATGAAAGAAAAACTAAATTTCCAGAATACGTAATACATTCAGCGAATCCTGATGGTTCTGAAGAAATAAAAAATATATTGGTGTAAGAAAAAACTTATATATAAGAAAAAATAAGAACTTATATGAGAGGTTTTTTAGTAATAGATACAGAAGATAGTCGCGAAAAGATTGAGGTTACACACAAACAGATAAATTCTCTTATCCCAATCATAAAAAAGATAAACAAAAATCAAAATGACTATGAGAGTCTTACAGGTTTTGAACTATTCAAAGAGATAGTAAATTTTACTATTGAAGATATAACGTCTATAAATATTGTTTATCATAATTAAACTTTATATATTTTATCAATATAAATATTTCAAATAAAATTTTTTAATAACTAAATAAAAAGAAATGGTAAAACATGAAATTAAAGTAGAGTGTTCTGCAACAGATTCACTTAGAGAGATTATAGAAAAGGCTTACTTTATCGATGGATTATCCGGTAAGATACAAGGAAAGGATAACTATATGGTTCTTACTGAAGAATTAGACGACATCACCTATTCAGTTCTGAAAGGATTACATCACGCAACAATTAAAATTGTAAACACAGATATCATAGATGGTTCTATGAGGTTTATAGTGGATGAAAGTAATGATGAGTTGAGAATCTACCCAATCTCAATCTATTGTATCAAAGAAGATGAAAAATATATTTTTTACTAAACTATGAACGTAAAGAAAAGAGATATTTACTGACTCTTGAAGATGGTTTCTGATTAGTATAAACGAAAAAATAAAGCCGGTCACTCGACCGGCTTTATTTATGATATTAAGTTTTGTACTTCTTGTCTATCAAAGTTTCTCTAGCATCATTATATCTTAGGTATTTCATTTTCTTATTGTTCTGATTCTATCGTTTTGATATTTGCTTATATCGATATGTTTATTCTCTTTTAAAAAATCAACAATCTTTCTATACATCTCAATAGTGATTCTACAATCTGTAATCGCATCATGATAGTTATCCATACTTAGACCAAGTGCCGGACCAATCTTCGCCATAGAAGAAGAAATCAATCCATTATCTCTTGTTGAAGTTCCTATAGAACTTACAATTTCTGAATATTTAGAGTCAGTTTCTCCCAGTTTTTGTAAAAGTGGTAAATAATATAATTGAATCAACATCTTAGTATCGAATACTTCAAATTTTATTTTATTATCGGATCTACCTGCTAACATATTCATATCAAAACTCGCATTTTGTGCAATACCTAAACAAGGTGAATAATCTTCTATCCATTTGAAGAAATCATAAACGACTTCACTTTCTTCTTCATATTTGTAACCGCCAGATCCATAGTGATTAAAACTTAAAATTCTTCTACTATTATCACCAGGTATATCATATCTAGATTTTATATCCGATGTTAGTTTGATCTTTCTATCAAAAGTATCAACCTCATTGAATGAATTATTATTGAAGTTGTAGTTAGTAACTATTGCGGAAACTTGTGTAAGTTGTTCTTTTTTCGGACCTCCTATGCCAGTTGTTTCTGTGTCTATCCAAATCCAATAAAGGTCAGATTTTGAATCTATCCATTCTAATATCTGTGGTATTGTTTTGTACCACATCTTATTTTCATTAAGTTGTTCGTATCTAAGTATCATTTTTTATATATTAAATTTCATAACTATTTCCTAATATTGAAAATAACTTATTGATAATCAATTGGTTATTTCTTAACCATGAAAAAGAAACTTGAATTACTTTGACCTTTCACTTCCTCTTCAACTTCTTTAACCTCTTCTTTCCCTTGAGAAACCAAGTCTGCTGCTTGTATCTTAACACCACCGGGAAGAGAAAAATCATATCTTCCCACCATATTCCCTAATGCTTGTTTTGCATATCCTACACAATATTTGAAAAACAAATCATCGTTGTAAAGGTTTTCCGGTGGTATATTAGCATATGCTTCCATAATCACATCATATTCAACATTTGTTAAAATATGTAATCTATGATTTAACTGGTTAAATTGATATTTAAGAGTATATTTATTTAATTGGTTCATCATATCAGACATATTATCTAATAATGTTTTATAAGTACCTAACTCACCAATTGTTGTTACATATGACGATAAATATGGTTGATTTGTAACCCCTAAGTTTACAGATAAGTTAGGACTATTTATACCTAATTGGAAAAGACTAGTTCCTCTTACTTCATATAAATATGTAACTGATTGTATTTCACAAGGAACACTAACATAATTATATTTTGTAAACTCTTCACTAGTGAATGCATCTTTCTTAACCAAGAAATACATTTTTTGAACTGCATATTGATAAGTTCTATAAAACCAAGGCATTGCTCTTTTTTCGACAATTTGCCTAATCATAGCATCTGGTAATGTCTTTGGTAAAGAACAACCTATTGTTAGTTCAGTATTGACACTATCAATAAACTCTTCAATTGTAAGACCTCCTTGATATGGTATGTATTCATCACTCATATTAAATATTAGTTTCTTATATATATTAAATCTACAATACATAAAATAAACATAGTCTCCAGCTCTATTTTATCTAAATTGGTTTTAGAGTACATAGATTTAATTATAGAAAAGACAAGTTGGTTAAAGATGGTTATATTAATAGAGTTTTTGACTGTGGTTCAAAAAAATGGGAATATAAAATATTTATTTTTTGATTTGGTTTTTGAATATATAGATAATGGGACATTCAATTAATAGAACAAACTTTACTATAAATAAAAATCTAATTATTCAGGATGGTGGACAATCATCTGATAAAGTACTTATATCAGATGGGAATGGTTATTCAAATTGGAAAACAATAACTGATTATGTTTCCGATAAGCCAAATAATCATTATATTGGTGAGTTTTTTGGTGGTGGTGTTGTAGTTGGAGTATGGACTGAAAATGGTTTAGAAAGATGTCTTATCGCGGCTACTGAAAATATATCAACTACTGTTGTTTCAAGTGGAGTAACCTCATTTATTTATGGCTTTGAATGGTCTGATATACAGAATTTATCAGCATCTGCTAGTTATAATTCATTTGGTGCGAGTAATAGTTTACTAATAAGCACACAATCCACAACATCGGCAGCACAATTATGTTTAGACTATTCTAATCCGGACTTAGGAACAGGAGTATGGGATGATTGGTTTCTACCATCTATATATGAACTTAATTATTTAATAAACAATGCTTCTATTTTCAATAAAGTTTTAGATAGTTTCTCATATGATAAAAATGAACCTAAATTAGATGTTGTTAATATTACGGTACTACCTACATTTCCTGAATATACATACACAACAGATTCAGTATTACCAAGTAATATAAATCTTTTAACCTTTGGTAAAACTAAATACACGAAAAATGAAACAACCGATACTGGTCCTGGTGGTAGTTACACAGACACGGGATTAGTTTCATCAAATGATTCTGATTATTATTGGTCTTCTACGGAGAATAGCGCATCAACTTCATGGGGTGTTTTAGCCGGTACAAGTTCTATTCGAAATTTAGATATAGCCGCTATATTTAAATCCAATTTTGCAAAGGTTAGACCTTTTAGAATTGCAGATGACTCTCAAATATCATTTAATTTTGATGCAGATTATATAATTATGACTTATCAATTTTCGGGTGAGGTTGATTTGGATACTAGGACTACAATGGTTTACCCTGATGAGCCTGCATCTGAATCTGGATATGGTGCCTACTATGTTGGTAGTGGTTGGACGCCCGATTTCCCAACACATCCACAAAGTTCTACTTATTCGATATTATGGCATGCTGATGATAATACTGGATTTGGATATGAAACCGTTTTAATAAATTTAAATGCCTTTAAATATTATTATCCTGGTCAATCTGAAATAGAAATAGAAGCAAAGGCACATTGGTATGTTGGATCTTGGGTACCCAATTTCGTAATGGGTGATCAAACAAGACTTGATTCAACACCTTTGGTAATTTTGAATGTTGATTTATATAAAGGTGGTACACCTATAAAAAATCCATCAAATCAATATCAATGGATAAATCCAACTGCTGGTGCAAGTATGTCTTTAAATTCTTATGGTACAAAAATAGATGTTATATATTCATCCGGTCCAGGAACTGGTAAGAGAGTTGCCAAGTTCAAATATAATGTTCTGGGTAATTTTGGATATCTTTTCTCTATTGATTAAAATAAAATAAATAAAATGGTAATTGTAAATGTAATATCAGCCACAGGAAGATTAAAAAATAAAATTGACTTTTCTTATAGTGTTTCAGTCAATTCTGGTGAAATTATACTTGATAGTGGTATTATATATAGTACGGATCTTTCTACCGTAACAAGTGGAACTATTAGATCCATATCTTATAATGAAGTTGGTACATTCTCTGCAACTTTTGAAAATATACCTAACAATACTTACTATGCGGTTGCCTATGCATATGATAATGGTTTAGGTTCAAATGTATATAGTACACCAGTTCAATTTAGAGTTTCGGATAGTGGTTATGAATTATCAGACGATGGAGTTACAATAGTAAATCCACTTTTTATCAAAGATGCAAATGAAGGAATAGAAAGAGTTCTTACATCAGATTCTTCGGGTATAGTTAATTGGAAACCAATAAAATCATTATTTAATTTTGGTCATTATATAGGTGAATTTTATGGTGGTGGTATAGTAATTGATGTTTGGTTAGAAGGTGATGATGAAAAAGTTTTGATAGTATCTTTAGAGGATTTAAAAAGTACTGATGGTTATTTTGATGAAAATGGATCTATTTACTCACAATGGATTTATGACGGAACTTCCTTTGATCCTTTTATTACCTCAACTATGAGTACAATTCTAATTGGAGAAAATGCACAAAGTTTATATAATGGTAGGTTGAATACTATATCAATTATGGAAGAGTCTAGTAAGTACGGAGTAACAGGTAGTGCCGCACAAGTTTGTGCGGATTATAGAGCAGGTGGATATGATGATTGGTATCTACCATCATATTATGAATTGAACACTATTTACAATCAATCAGGTGTTGTAAATAAAATTCTAAATTCAGAGAGTATAGATACAATTTCTTATAGTGGATATTGGTCATCAACTGAATATTCTTCCGAATTTTGTTATACAAATGACAATGGATGGTTTAAGATTTCTAAAAAAGAAGATGCATATTTTGGTAGTAATCCACCTAGAATAAGGGCAGTAAGAAAAGAATCAAAATATGTCGGTGATGGTTTGTGTTTAAATTTAGATGTAACCAATGATAAGTCTTTTTCAGATTCTACTTATAAATTATTAGGAACATCTAGTAGATGGGTAGATTTGGTTAGTTCAGGAATGACATCATCATATTCATTTAATTTATCATCTTACCCACCTACATCTTCAGAGGGTACAACAATCGATATACTACCTACTATTAGTAATATAAATGGACCTGGTACAACATACTCTGGAAATAGTTATCGTGATGCATTAGGAAACTTTATATATGATGAGTGGTATTTAACTAATATTACAAACTCAGTAACTACAACTCCTATTATGTATAATAATGGTGGTACTTCTAGTTTTATTTCTAAATACTTTTTAGTTGAATATAAAGATAGTAGTATTCAGTTTCAAACATCTGATGTTTCTTCTATTTTAAATTCCTCAGGTGCAAATATTAATGTTTATATTTCAATTCAGAAAGAGGGATATTCAACACCATATACTTTATTAAAAGAAGTTACAGGAACCGGTTTGAGTACAAGTGATATAAAAATACCATTATACTCTTATCACGGAAAAACTGTTTCTATAAAAATAACAGCACCTAATGCATCATATACATCATCATCGGTATATACAGGACCATCAATAGATGAAGTAATTGTTTCTGGTACAGATGGTGGTTATCAAGCAACTGGGCCAGTTTATTTTACGGATGATAGTGGATTTCTAAGATTTTCTTCTGCCAGTTTTAGTAATATAGGTTCTTATGTTGATTTTAAGGCACCAATTGGAAATTCAACAAAAATTACCGTTGAGGCCTGGTTAAAATTGGGTCCAAACGGAACACCATATAGTGGTAGTATGATTTTTGGTTGGAATATTTATGATGTTTATACATCTGGTGGTGGATTAGGTTTTAATACGGGTGCTGCTGATTTATATGGTATATCGAATACAACCGTTCAGAATTTAAATATTATCGATAGATGGGCACATTATGTTTTCGAAATGGTTAGTGGTGAATCATATAGTAATAATAAAATTTATATAAACGGGAATGAACAAGTTTTATCTCAAGTTATTGGTACACAAAGTTTAGGTAATACAAATTTTAATGGTGGTTTTGGTAGAATAGGTGGTTGGAAATCTGTTGATAAATATTTTATGAATATGGATGTTTCTATATTTAGAATCTACAATAGGTCACTTACAAAAGACGAAATAATGAAGAATTATAACATTGAGAAGAAGAGATATGAGATTTTACCAAGTGTTATGCAAAACAATTTAAAAATGAATTTTGATTCAAATAGTTCATATAGTGGTTCGGGTAATACAATAATAGAACTCAGTGGCAATCACACGGATGGTAATATAGTTACTACTAGCGGTTATGTATCACCTACTTATTCTAGTAGTCAAACTCCATATCCAGGAAAGTACTTCACATTTAATGGATTTAACACAAAAATAGAATATGATCCTATTATACTTTCTGAAAATATGAGTTGGGAAGCTTGGATTAGATGTACAGGCACTGTTTCCTCACCTAATACTAATCTAACAGGATCGGTAAATATGTTTATGGGTCAGGTTCTACCATATTTTGGATTCCAAAATGATAAAATTTTATTTTCAAATTATATAAATAACAAACAAACATATTTGAGATCAACATCTGGTTTAGAATTAAATAAATGGTATCATGTTGTTTTTACAACCGAAACCATATCAAATAATACACTTTCTAAAGTTTACATAAATGGTATAAAAAGTGTAGAATCTTATAATACAGGTACACAAAGTAAATTTGGTGGTAATGACTTTAACTTCGCAATTGGAGATGGACAGGGTACTGATAGGCCTTTAGGATTTCAATATACATACCCAACACAATGGTACCCCTTTAATGGTGATGTTGCACAAGTTAGAGTTTACTATAAAACTTTATCATATGAAGAGGTTAAAAATAACTATGATACTTTTAAACATTCTTATGAGGATGAATATAATGACTCTAATAAATTTTTCTCACATGAGTTTAATGGTAATCCAACATTCTCAATATCACAAAATCTTGTTTTGGATATTGAAGGTAAAGGTAATAATAAGATACTTAGGTCAGATGAAAATGGACTCTGTACATGGGTTGATAAAAGTTATTTCCTAACAAAACCAACTAATTATAGGTATATAGGTGAACTTTATGGTGGTGGTATAATAGTTGCTATGTGGAAATACCCAACAAACGTATTTAACTATTTAGTTATGTCTTTAGAAGACATAAGTAGTTCTTCTGTTTTTAGTAACGTTTCTGCAAGTGCTTCAAATGCCACCTCTGAACACAATGGTATATCTAATAGTAATACTATAATGTCACAACCAGGTCATACAACATCTGCTGCAAAATTATGTGATGACTATACTGGAGGTGGGTTTACGAATTGGTATCTACCCTCAATAACTGAGTTAAATAGCGCATTTAATGCATCACAAGTAATTGATAGTGTTTTAGGTAGTGATTTACTTAAACCATTATATTGGTCATCTACAGAATCTGGAACAAACACTGCATATGCATATGAATTTAAAAGTTTAAGTTCAACTGGTTTGATAAAAGATGATGTTTCAAAGAGTTCTACTGCATCAGTTAGAGCATTTAGACACGTAAGAGTTTATGATATAATAAACACTTGGCAAAATGGGTGGGAAACTGGTTACACACCTATCTGGCAAGGTCCTAATCCTTGGTCTGATGAAAATTGGACATTCAATACAACAATAAGTATTGATATAGATCCTATTGTACAAAATGTTAGTGAATTTTTCCCGGGTATTATATCAATTACTTTTTCAAATATAATAAATACTGAAGAAACAATAATAAATACTGGAGTTTGTTGGGCAACATCATCAACCACACCAACAATATCTAATTATTTTACATATTCTACATCAATAGGACCTACTACATTTGAAGTCAATACCGGTAACATATCAGGGCCTATAAGTGGTACATTGGGACAAACTAATTATGTGCCAAATATTATATTTTTCAGAGCCTTTGTAACTACATCAAGTGGAACATATTATAGTAATAATACTAATTATCCAAATGGTGGAAATTATTATGGATCTGGATCAATTTTAAAAACATATCCATCAAATTCTTATACTAGAAGTATATCAATTTTATATGAATAGATTTTTTAAATAAAGTAATTTTTATTATATTTGTATTTCTAATGAATAGAAACTATGAAGGGTATAATAAAAATAGGGAAAATAACACAAAAGGAAATACTAAATGTTTATAAAAAGACATCTCGAGAGATAGAGTTAGAAAACTCAACAGGCTGGGTTTCTAAACATAAGGTACATAAATCTGTAAAGGATTATAATAGAAAACCTAAACATAAAAAAATAATATATTAAAAAAAGGGTCTCTAATTAGAGACCCTTTTTATTTTGAATTACTTTTGGTAATTCACTTTCAATCCAATATTTTTTAATATCATAGTTTTTAAACTTAACAGACTTTGTTATTTCTATTGAAATGTCTATTTCAAATTCTATTGGTTTATACATTTTATATTTCTTGAGTAATTCCGCCACCCAAATCGAAAGATTTCCATTATTCGAGTAAATATTTAGTAAAATAGATTCAGATTTAACACAAGATTCTATATATGCCCATTCAAATCCAAATTCATCATAAGGTTTTGTACCATCAAAAAATAATTCTAGAAAATTAACATTGCTTTTAGAATATAGATGATAATTATTCATATCATAATCAACAGACTTTGTATTTAAAATATTAAATATTTCATCTAATACTTTAGAATCTGAACATGATATTGATATTTTATTTAAACTTAACATAAAATTATTTTTTATTTATATATAAAAATATCATTTTTAGACTTGGAAGTTTTTAGAATCTTTTAGTTTCTCTAAAAGATGTTTCTCGTCTAAATCAATATTTTTTGGTATTTTAATATTTATTCTGATAAATAAGTCGCCTAATCCATAATGTATATCAGGAATTCCTTTACCACCTATTCTTAGAGTCTTACCATGTGTTGTTCCTGGTTCTATATAAACTGACATTTCACCATTTGGTGTTGAAACTTTAATGTGTGATCCACATATTGCATCAATAACAGAAATGGTTTTCTCAACTATGATATTATTATTCTCTCTTTTGTATGAAAAATCCTGTGCCTCTTCAACTATTATCTGTAAATCACCTGCAATACCATCTCTGATATAGTTACCAAATTGTTGCATAGTAAGTTGCATACCCGTTGAAACACCAACAGGTATTTCAACATCAACAACTTGTTCTTTTAATTGAGTTCCTTCACCATGACAATGATTACACTTATTTTTAATTTGTTTACCACTACCATTACAATCTGGACAAGTTGTTTCGGTTCTCATTTGACCAAATGGTGTATTCTGAACAACGATTCTGTGTCCACGACCATTACAAGTTAAACACTCTCGTATATCAGTACCACCTTGACCATTACAAGGATCACATTTTACTTGTCTTTTATATTTTAATTTTTTAGTACAACCTTTTAGTATCTCATCTATATTAAGAACCACCTTAATTCTCAAATCAGATCCCTTTTTTTGTCTTTTTTGTTGTCTACCACCTCTATTTCCAAAAATATCTCCAAATTGAGAGAAGATATCTTCCATATCAAATCCGTGACCACCGAATGGATTACCACCACCTCCGAAAGGATTTCCGTTAGTAGAACCATAATTGTCATAGTTAGACTTTTTACCAGCATCTGAAAGTACATCATATGCTTCAGCCGCTTCTTTGAATTTTGTTTCAGCTGTAGGGTTGCCTGGATTTTTATCAGGATGGAATTCCATCGCTTTCTTTCTATAAGCTTTCTTGATTTGTTCTTCGCTGGCGTTTCTATCGACGCCTAAAATGCTATAATAATCACTCATTGTTTTTTGTTATATTTTTTTACTATTTATTAGGGAGCCAATAATCTTTTTTATAAGGAAAAGTATTTTCTATCCCAAGACTATATATTTTGTTTATCTTCCACCTTCTATCTATACGTTTCCAATTTAGATCTTCGGAATATTTTTAAATTGCTCGAGCAATAGCTTCGTCTGCAGAATCACCTTTCTTTCTCCAAATCTGCCACCATTTCTTTTTAGATGTTGGCATTCTACCAACTGGTATTTTAAAAATAACTGTCTTCACCTCTTTACTCTCATTTTTTCATAAGCGACTGGATCTACTACTATGTTGTTGTATGTTCCTGGTTCTCTATCATCATCCAGATACTCGTGTGCGAGCTGGTTGACCGCTATGTTGTCTGTATCTATGTCAGAGTAGTGGATATGTTCGAATGCTTCCATAAGTTCGTTTCTGTCTTCCTCTGTAGGTACGACAATCACATATTTAGTCCATTTGACTGTGGCTATCTCCTCTTTCGTTAGATAAAGTGCATCTTTATCTTTTTTAAAATCATCATATTTTTTCATCATCTTTAAATAGGTTGTTTAGTTGTATCTCTCTTCTTATCGACTTCTTAGGGTCGACAAAGATTATATCTGTGTACGAGTTGTATTCTAGCCATATCTCCATTTCTTTTGAATATGGAGAATAGTTATAGTCTTTACTTGTGCGAAGTCTCATAACTGGTAGCTCATCAAATATCTCTTTATAAAGTTCTTCTATCTTTTCTATGTCATATTCTTCAATATCCGAGATTCTACCTATAAAATATTCCATAAATGGTCCGACCGTCTCTTCTACTTTCTTTAAATATTGTTGAGTCTTAGATAATTTACTATTTATATACCAGTTTACCATCTTCTTAATGTTTTCTTTATTTTTAAATCTCTTATATCTGCTAATATATCGTCGCTATTGCGAGTTTCTTCCAAAAGTCTCGAAATATAGTTATCAACAATTAGAACCAAAGTTTCTGCGGTTCTATCCAATTTATCAAATTCTATTAAAGAAGTTTTGACTTTTGGTATTATATCTAACAAATAATCTATAAAGTCGTCAATATCAAAAAGAAGTTGGAAAAATTCCAACTTCTTTTCTTTAAGTATTTCTGGTGGATCAATGAAAACTCTTCCCCAAACTCTTCTAATTGTAGGGAGAACTAAGTCTATTGTTTCATCATCTTCATAATAAAATGAACCTTGGAAATCATCAATATCAAAAATATGTAACTTATTATCTATTACATAATCTAATAGACTTTCTAAATCTCTTTCTCCTTGACAAAGAGATTCTATAATGAATTTTCTATATTCCGGTTTACTCTTTAAATCTTTTATTATGTTACTTGACATTTTATCTACCCAATACAATTTTAGGATATCTAAATGGTTTACCATTTAATGAATAACCTTTACTAATAACATCAACAATCTTGGTCTCACCAATATCTAAAACTGAAACAACATCATGTAAGTCTATATCATAAGTTTCTGTTTGTATAGTTTCGATACCTTGTGATCTTAAAAAAGTATGAACTTTAGATACAATAAGTTCAACACCTTCTCGTGCAGAATCATCTTTTATATTTTTAATGGCAAGTTCCAAATCATTATCCATATCTAAGATTGAAGTTATCATACTTACTTTAGTATTATTTTTCAGTTCTTCTTTTTCTTTATGAGTTCTTTTTTTGTAGTTTTCAAAATCTGAGTAAAGAAGTAAGTATTTATTTTGTTCTTCTTTCAGTTTTTCTTCTAATGTAGAATCCTGTGTTACCGTATAATTCGTGTAATCTTCACCACTTATATTGTCTTCTGTTTTTATATCTTCAACTTTATCCTTTTTCATTTCTCAATAGTTAAATTTTAATAGTTTTCTTACGTTATTTGAGTTATAAAACTCAAAAGTTATATTTTTATCAACAATTTTATAAACCTCTAATAATCCTATTGAAGATTTCATATTTTCAATATATTCAACTAAATCTGATAGACCATGTCTATAATTGGCACCTGGTTTCCAATAATCAGGAAATTTATCAACAAACTTATCTAATGCGGCATCCAATGCCTTCTTTCTAACTAATAATGTATCTTTTTCCTTTAAAGATTTATTTGTCAATACTTCCATTATGTATCCATTAAACTTGTGGATAAGATTATCAGTTTCAATAACTTTAAGTAATCCAATTACAAGTGCATCTTTCTCACTAATCTCTACTTCTTCATTTTCATTAAGAATCCTTTGTGCCTCTTTATCGGAACCGCTAAGTATGTAGTAAACATAATTATCCCATAAACAACGTTTTACAATATCTTCTGCTCTTAACTTTATTATCATATAATAATATTTTTTATTTCTTATATAATTTTGATTATACAAAGTTTATATGTAATTTTATAAAAAATAGTAAAATGAAAATAGAAGAAAAAGTAGAACTTAATAAGAAAATAAGAAAATATGATGGGACAAATACCTTTATATTATCATTACAAAAAACTTTAAAGACGAGTAAATATCTTTCTAAAGAAGAGTTTAATGGAAGAGAGATAAAAGTTCTTTCGGATAAACAATATGAGTCTGCTAAATCATCTTTATAATAAAACATTTTTAGACTTTTCCATATAATGAATATGGAAATATTGAATTATACAGAAGATAGAAAGCATTTGGGAACCGTGCATACGCATGGTTCTATAGACGAGTATTACCATGTTAGAAGAACATATGATAACAAGACGACTTTTAAATTCGTAGTTGTGAACAACACAAAAACTAATATAAAGGAATACGAAATAACAGAAAATCAGATACCTAAAGAAATCAAGGTATTATGATTTCAGAAAGAGCCACAAACACGAATCTTTTTAGAAAACGAAAAGAACTTGGAATCTCCTATGCCTGGGAGACAAAAGAACATGTCGTTTTCGAAAAGTGTGAGAGTGATGATATTATCAACGATTACTTTCTGATAGAGAACTTCGTTAGTGGTGAGATAAGCGTAACCGATTCTAAAGGAAACCAATTCGACAAGACTGATCGAATATTAAATCTATTTTTATTGAATATATGAAGACAGGATTCACTTGTTCTTGCTTTGATCTATTTCACGCAGGACATATAATGATGTTAAAAGAAGCAAAATCTAAATGTGACTATCTTATAGTAGGACTTCAAACAGATCCAACTATAGATAGACCAGAAAAGAATAAACCAATACAAAGTGTTGTTGAGAGGTTTATACAATTAGAATCTTGTAAATATGTTGATGAAGTTGTTGTTTATTCTACCGAAAAAGACCTATTAGATATTCTATACACATATCCAATAAATTTAAGAGTTATTGGTGAAGAATATAAAGAGAAAGAATTTACTGGTAAAGATTTAGATCATATTGAAATGTATTATAATACTAGAAAACATTCATTCTCTACAACAGAGTTACGTAAGAGAGTTATTGATAGATATAAAAAAGAAAAGAAATCCTAAACTATTTTATTGAAAATAAGCTTGCAGCTTAGGTTGTGTGCCAACTTTCGTATGAACTCTTCATTTGCCTTAGTCTTATGTAATAACTTTGGTTTCTTTATGACTTCAAAGGAAGAATCCTCATTCATATAGATTAAACCAGCATAATCAGGAACTTCATCTACAGTTATCAAATCTCTTGGTGTAACAAAACTAAAATAGTTTGGTAATAAATAAACTAACTCACCTTTAATAGTTTTTGTATATTTCTCATTTATTATATGTGTGTGTTTCTCTTTAATAAAATCCTTTTTAAAATCCGCTCTACTTGTCTTAATCTCATACTCATATATATAATCAGATTTTGATATAGATATTACATCACACTCTTGAAGACCCATTCCTGTAAATCTGGTTGTGATTGGTGAATGTGATTTCTCATATAGATACATACACATAGCGGCCTCTATACTTTTAGATTTAGAGTTATCTCTCTTAATTTTATTTATTGAAGATTTTCTACTCATATCGTATATATCTTAAAAATTAGGTAGATTAAGAATCTCTGCCCTCTTTCTCCAAAGATCTAGTATATCATTCTTCTCATCAATTGTAATATCTTGTAAATCTAAATATTGGTTGATTATATCTGAAAGTGGTTTGTGTTCTTTTTTTGCTCTAAAATACATTCCCTGTAGATTAGCATCTATTTCTTTTTCCAACTTAAAATACATGGATTTAGGTAAAATCTTTGCAGAAATCATATCTCTTATGAATCTATCATCTTCCATTTTTTTATATGGGTTTAAGTTTTCACCATCTCCATGTGTAAGATGTTCAATTTCATGTCTAATAACATCTTTTAAATTCATAGATATTTCTTGCCAAAATCTTGGGAGTAAATCTGGGTTTACCTCAAAACAAACTTCAATATAATTAGTTGATTCATCAGCACCAGCATCAATAGTTAAACCTTTCTCATAATCCTTTGAAAAGTTAATAACTGCTACTATGTCGATATACAAATCTTTATTTTCAAAAGTATCTTCAAAAGTAGATTCCACTTCACCTGATAAAAAATCATTTTTCCAGTGATTAAATATACTAGATGATATCTCATTACTTATTTTATCATACCTACCCTCATTTATTAGAAAGTTTTCAAACTGTTTTATATACTTCATATATTATATATTAAAATAAATTTCTTATATTTGTATTCTAAACAACGAAGATGGAAAGATACTTATTATCATATGACGAAGCGGCTACACTTACTTTAGGTATAGATTCAACATTCTATGAATCAAAGTTTGTGATTGATGGGTATAATGTATCTATATTCAACTATAGACTTGCACAATATTCTGACTTCATAGACAACTTGGCATTCGAAATGAGGGGATTGACGTATGTTTTTAACAAGGATGGTTCTTTATTCAAAAGATATTTATTACTACACAAATTCTTTAACTTAAACCAAGTTGCGGAGTCTCAATATTCTTTAGTTGAGGATTTAAAAATAAAATCAATCTATAACAAAGAAGATGGTTCCATCGCATCTTTCGTAAGATTACCAAATGGTTCTGTTTTAGGTAAATCTAAAATGTCTTTCGAGTCTGATCAAGCATTGGGTATGAATAGATTATATAAATCAAACACGGATTTGAAAAGATTCGTAGACTGGTCTTTAGATAACGATTATGTTGCTATATTTGAATATGTTGCACCAAATAATAGAATCGTTTTAAGATACTTAGATGAAGAATTGATTTTACTAAGATTAAGAGATAATAAAACTGGTGAATATTTAGACTTATCTAAATTCTCTAAAGAAATAGGCACTTTGAAAGTTGCACCATCTTATACTTATTCATTAGATGAGATTATTGAAATGTCTAATAAAGTAGAAGATAAAGAAGGATGGATCATAGAATTTACGAACGGTCTTTTCATAAAGATTAAAACATCTTGGTATTGTGAGAGACATGGTTTATTGACTAATGACTTATATAGAGAACATGTTTTGGTTAGATATGTTTTGGATGAAAAAATCGATGATATTTTAGGTCAAATACCAGAAGAAGAAGTAGAGGCACATGCTAGAATCGAAAAGATAATAGCTGTTGTAAAACACGCTGTTTCTGAAAAAGTAAAAGATATAAATGAATCTTATGAGTTGTTTATTGAAGGTGGTGTAGGTAAAGACTGGACTGGAGATTTAAGATTACAACTAATGAGAAAGACTTTCGCCTTGAAATATAGAAAAGAAAGAAACTTTGGATACGTTATGTCTTTATCAAAAGGAAACACTGATGTCTATGACTTAGCAAAAGATTGGGTATCCGATCAAACAAGAAAGTTGAAAATCGCCAGAGAATTTTTGAAAGAAAGAGATGCCTCTATTTTCTTTATAGATGTACCAGAAGACGAAAACGAAGATTAATATATAGTTTATGACTAAGATTGAAAAGTACAGGTGCTCTCTCTGTGGAGAGTACCTTTACAGAACAGATGGTGGTGGACTAATTGTCATACTACAATGTTCTTCTGAAGTTGCAAAGTTTTGGAACTTCAATCGAGGAACAAAAGAGCAAAATGATGCACATAAACACTTTAATAAATCAACTATGTCTATATCAAAAAAAGAATGGGAAGATGAAATTAAAAAATTTTAATGATTTTAAAAGAAAAAGAGGTAAGATTAAAATTAGAAGATTTTCGAAAAATGGTGGATATAAATGGGTTCCTTTTTATAAAAAAACTGGTCGAGGAATTGGAACCGAAATAATTATAAAATAATTATTTCTTATCTTTATCACTTTGCATAGTTTTAATCTTTTCCCAGGTTGTTAAACCCAATAAGGTTAGTAATGCAGTAAAATCAATCATCAATACTTGTGGCAATAAACCGAAGTCATTATTACTGTAACAAGATTTCAACCATTTGTAATGAGTATATACTATAAGTAAAACAACAATAAATGCGGTCATTTTCCTCGCACTGAATCCATCATCATGTACACCAAATGATTTCATCAATTTATTGATAAATGTTGTAATAGACTTAGTTATAAATTCGAACATATAGTATATATTACTATTTCAAAACAACTTTTAATCAATATAACGTATTATAAATAATAATAGTATGACATATCAAGTAAATATTAAAAAAGTCTCAGATTTCTGAGACTTTTTTTGTTTTTAAATTTGATTTCATCCTATATAAAGTTCTTTCGGATATACCGACCAATTCTGAAATTTCTTTATTTTTAAGACCTTTAGAGATTAGAGATAATATGTATTTATTTTTATCATATTCTAATGTTGTTTTTTTATTACTTGATGTATATTCTGTTTTGTTTGACTTACCACCTGCAATATTTGTTAAGTTACATAATAGATGAAAGATATTTCTGTGTCAGGTTCTGTGTCAGGTTCTGTGTCAGGTTCCGTGTCAGTATTTTTTTTGGTTGTGGCAGTGTAGATATCATTTTCATAGTACATATCTAACCTTACAGGAAATCTATCATAAACTTTCTATTATATTTTCATATATATATTAAATTTCGGTGTCATAAATATTTTTTGGCACATAATTTGAATATAATTTTAAAAATAAAAATAAATAAATATGAGTAAAAGTAATGTAATTATCGGGATTGATCTCGGAACAACAAATTCGGCCTGTGCAGTTGTTGAGGCCGGAGAACCTGTAGTAATTAGTAATTCTGAAGGGAGAAGAACAACACCATCAATTGTTTCATTTTCGGGAACTGATAGAAAAATAGGTGATCCTGCAAAAAGACAAGCAGTTACAAATCCAAAAAATACAATATACTCTATTAAAAGGTTTATTGGAAAGGATTATTCTGTTTGTACAGATGAAGTAAAGCGTGTTCCTTATGAGGTTAAGAAATCTAAAAAAGGAAATGTACCTGTTGTAAACATTGATGGTCGTGATTATACACCTCAAGAACTTTCTGCAATTATTTTACAGAAAATGAAAAAAACTGCCGAAGATTATTTAGGACATGAAGTTACTAGAGCGGTTATTACAGTTCCGGCTTACTTCGGAGATGCGGAAAGAACAGCAACTATTGAAGCTGGTGAGATTGCAGGTTTAAAAGTGGAAAGAATTATCAATGAACCAACTGCTGCAGCATTGGCATATGGTTTGGATAAGAAAAACTCAGATTCTAAAATACTAGTTTTTGATTGTGGTGGTGGAACTCATGATGTTTCTGTATTGGAGATAGGTGATGGTGTATTTGAAGTTAAATCTACTGACGGTGATACTCACTTAGGTGGTGATGATTTTGATAATGAAATAATCAATTGGATGTTAGAAGAGTTTAAATCTGAACATTCAATGGACTTGGCAAAAGATCCAATGGCATTACAAAGATTGAAAGAAGCTGCAGAGAAGGCTAAGATTGAATTATCATCAACATCTGAATCTGAAATAAACCTACCGTATATTACTGCACAAGATGGATTACCATTACACTTTGTTAAAAAATTGACAAGAGCCAAATTCGAGCAAATGATAACACCTTTGGTTGATAGAGCAGTTGCATGTGCAAAGAGTGCATTAAAAAATGCGGATCTGGAAGTGAGTGATATTGATGAAGTAATTTTAGTAGGTGGTACTACAAGAATTCCTGCAGTACAAGAAGGTATCGAGAAGTTCATTGGTAAGAAAGCTAATAAATCAGTAAATCCTGATGAAGTTGTTGCTTTAGGTGCTGCTATTCAAGGTGCGGTATTAAATGGTGGAATTACAGATGTTCTTTTATTAGATGTAACTCCTTTATCATTAGGAATTGAAACGATGGGTGGTGTATTCACAAAATTGATTGAGGCAAACACAACAATTCCAACAAGAAAGAGTGAAACCTTTTCAACTGCATCAGATAATCAACCATCAGTAGAGCTACATGTTCTACAAGGAGAAAGACCAATGGCAAAAGATAATCGTTCATTAGGTAAGTTTAACCTTGATGGTATTATGTCTGCACCTAGAGGAGTTCCTCAGATTGAGGTAACTTTAGATATAGATGCAAATGGAATCTTGTCCGTTTCTGCACAGGATAAAGCAACTGGTAAAGAAAACAAAATCAGAATCGAAGGCGGATCTCAGCTTACAAAAGAAGAGATTGAAAAAATGAAAGCAGATGCTGAGGCAAACGCGGAATCTGATAGACTCGAAAAGGAAAAGGTTGAGAAATTAAACCAAGCAGATAGTCAAATATTCCAAACCGAGAAACAGATGAAAGAATTTGAAGAAAAGCTGACCGAAGAAGACAAATCTACTTTAAAAACAGATTTAGAATCACTAAAAGTTGCATATGGTGAGAAAGATGTTACTAAGGTTGATGAGGCATCTCAAAAGTTAAATGAGAGTTGGAATGAGATTAGTACTAGATTGTATCAAGAAAGTGCAACCGAGAATAATACTAATGAGTCTAGTGAATCAAGCAGTGATGATAAAGTAGAAGATGCAGACTTTGAAGAAGTAAAATAAATTTAAAAATCCCACTTTGGTGGGATTTTTTTTTATATTTGTATGTAATATATACTTTATGATAGAAACGAAACAAGCAAAACTAGCAGCAGTTGCACTTATCTTTAATGAAGATAAGACAGAACTTTTGGGAGTATCTCGAAAAGATAATTCTACATCATTTGGACTTCCGGGTGGTAAAGTAGATGTAGGTGAAAGTATGAAAGAAGGTGTTATAAGAGAAGTAAGAGAAGAAACCGGTCTAGATATAAAAAACACAATACCAATCTTTTTAAGAGAAGATGGTGAATTTGTAGCTGCAGTTTATTTAGTAACTGATTATGAAGGTGAAATATCAACCAAAGAAACTGGTGTTGTAAAATGGATAACATTTGAAGATTTGAAAAAAGGAGCATTTTCTGAATATAATACTAAGTTAGAACAACATTTGAAATTTTTAAATATACTATAAAAATAAATGAAAAATAAATGAAAGACCAAAAATGGAAATATAACCAGAAGGCCGAAGATGCCTGGCAGGTTTTGAGAATACAAAGTGAGTTTATAAAAGGGTTTGATGAGTTGTCTGAGTTATCACCTTGTATATCAGTATTTGGATCTGCTAGGACTAATAAAGATGATAAATATTACAAAGAGGCGGTTAAGCTTTCTGAATTGATAGCTAAAAATGGATATGGTGTAATAACAGGTGGTGGACCAGGTATAATGGAGGCCGCCAATAGTGGTGCATATGGTAATGACGGTAAATCAGTAGGATTACAAATAGAACTACCATTTGAAGCAAGTGCTAATAGTTTTATTGATAAATTAGTTACATGTAGGTATTTCTTTACTAGGAAAGTTTTCTTTTTGAAATATTCACAAGCGTTTGTTGGTTTTCCAGGTGGATTTGGAACTCTTGACGAATTATTTGAGACACTGACTCTTATGCAGACAGGACATCTAAGAATTCTTCCCATTGTTTTAGTTGGGAAAGAATATTGGAAAGGAATGATTAAATGGATAAAAAAAACTATGTTAGAAGATGGTATGATATCTAAAGAAGATTTAAATCTATTCAAGATTGTAGATACTGCAGAAGAAGCAATGGAATATATTTTATCAAAATTAGAAGAGAACAAACCAAATTTTTAGTATCTTTGTATTATGAAAAAGACTATATATGTGGATATGGATGGTGTTATGTGCGACTTCTATGGTGCATCAAAGAAAGCAAAATAGCTTAACCCTCTTCAGCCTTATCCACAATCGCAATGGGGATTCTTCCTTAAATTAGACGAAATAAAAGATGCAGTCGAATCATATAGATTGCTTGAAACTAAGTATGACGTATGGATCTTAACACGTCCTTCTTTTCAGAACGTGAACTGCTATACAGAAAAGGTTCAATGGGTTTTAGATCATTTGGGACCAGATGTAGTTAAGAAGACTATATTGATACCAAACAAATCTTTGGTTAAAGGAGATTATCTTATAGACGACCAGGGAGGATACGGACAAGAAGAGTTTGAAGGTGAATGGATACATTTTGGAGAAAAACCATTTGAAAATTGGGTAAATGTTGTAAATTATCTAATGAAATAAAAAAAGAGACTCAAATGAGTCTCTTTTTTTTTATTAAGGTGTTGGTAAATTTTTTACTCTTCACCAAATTCTCTTTTCTTCATCCAATCCTCTAGATCTTTATCACTCCAAAGTTTTTCACTTAGATGATTTGAGACATATTTGTTAATCATTTCTTCTGCATCATAAAAGTCTTCAATTTCAGATGATTTTATTTCTTCTTTAAGAAGTTCGTAAATCTCATCTAATTTAGAACGTAATAAATCATTTCCTTTAAAGTCAGTACTTTCATTTATTTCATTGAACTTTTTAATATGTTTCATATTTTTTATTATTATTTTTTAGTAGTTGTCAGCTGTATACCATTCACCATCTGTTGATCGGGCAACTCTAATTGCACCATCATAATCTTCATAATCATCTACAAATTCTCTGTCCGGATCTACCACTTTCAATGAGTTACCAACTATTCCATTACTTGTATTTATGAAACACATTGTATCCATATACGGTAAATAAGGAAGGTCAGAATTTCCCAATTCACTTACTATTTTTGCACTTTTAACAGAACTACCATTTGTTATATCCTCTTCAGGAGACATAGATTGATCAGTTTTATACCACCAACCATTTTTCTCTGCAAATTGTTTGAAAAGAACTACATCTGAATCTTGTGTTGTGTATATTCTATCCATAAATTGTGCACTTTGCCCATCTATTTTACAATCCCATAGAATGGCTCTACCTTTTATTAAATTTGAAACATATTTACCATCCTTAACCTCACCATTATCATTATATAAAATAACAAGACTTACATTATTATTTTGAGAATAAATATCAAGCCACTCTTCATCTACTTCGGACATACAAGAATTATTTAAAGTACCACCACCATTTTGGTAGTTCTCATGCCAATACCAGTGTGTGATCTTAGAACCTTGAACAATATCAAATTGTTTTAATATATCTGCGGCAAAGTCATAAGTTGCTTTGTATTGATTTACAAACTCTTCAATATCTTGATCAGTAAATGATACTTTCGCCTTAGTTAAAAATGCTCTAGCGAATCTACCAACTTTAACAGGATTTCTAGCAGTTTTCCATATTTCCAAGAATTCATCACTATCAATTTGCATAGCTACCTTGTTTATTACACCAATTCTTGGTTCAGTACCGGTGTGGTTTATTTCTTTAACCATGCAATATGTATTATTACTAGCATTACTTTGTGTTTCTGATAATATTTCTACTATTGTTCCCATATCTGGTGCCCAATTGGATCTCCCTTCTTTATCATATCCAAGTCTTTCGAATATTTTATTATTTCTATCACTATGTGTAAGATATCTTCCTGAATTAGTAACTTTATAATATTCTGGTTTACCTTCTATCATCTGTTGAACTCTTCTATCCGGAGTAAAAGATAATTCTTCTTTAGAATCTGTTGAATCTATATAATTTTGTGCAATACCATCAACATCCTTAGATTGAAAACTTAAAATCGATGCGGCAATTTTATTATTACTCTTCATTCTAGTAAGAAGATTTATAAACTTTTGTGAAAGTACAACCTTAGATTCTAAAATCATTGAGTATGCCATCTTTTCTGTGATATAATCACCATACTTAAGTATATTCATAAATAAAATATTTATTTTTTAGTATATATTAAAAAACCAATTCAAAAAGACACTTCCTAAAAAAAAATCTACTTTTATTTAATATATAAATAATGAAAAGAAAGGTTACTAAGATGATCCGTATAATGGGTATTGGATTGACTGAGTTAATAATCGACTTAGATCTTGGTATAGCAACATTTAATTCTATAGAGTATGTAAAGGAAGATAATAAGATATATCTAAATATCTTTCAAGAAGATGAGGATATAGAACTTAGTTACGATTTTGATGATTTAGATAAAGAAGATAAATACTTAGTTTATTTATATTTAGCATCTATACTCTATAATTAACCTGAATACCTCTCTTTTCTTTTCTTTTCTAAATATGCCTGTATGTCAGCATATGATACAGAACCAGGGTTCTGTGATATTAAATCAGGATTACCTAATGGTTTTTCTTCAATTTTCTTTAAATCATCCTTTAATAATTTTTCCTCATATTTAGTTTCAACCTCTTTTAATATATGTCCGAGATAAAAATCCATACCTTTTTCTTTGAAAATAGTTTCATCCCAATCGAATATAAACTCTTCAAAGTTATCTCCAAAATAAACTGCCATAACTTCATCACGTATGAAATGGTCGGTATAGAATTTTATATTACCTATATTACCCTGTGCATATATTATAGTGTTATAAAGTGAGTTATAGAACATTGAGAAAGAATCTTTATCATTATACTTTCTAGAACCATTTTTATCAACAGTTGCTACTAAACCTAGATTAGTTCTAAAATATCTAGATTTTTTTATTTTATTTATTATTTGAAAATTTGTTACTATATTTACACTCATATACTATTTATTATTAATATTTAGTTTCCTAACAAAAAAAAACGACAATTATGTCGTTTTTATTCAGTCTCTATTTCAAGTTTTTCATCATCATCACTAAAATCTTCATCAAGTTCAATTTTAAGATCCACTAAAAATTCTTCATCGATATCTTTAATCTTAACATTCTTTGTCATTTGCCCTATAACCTCAAATGTTTGTAAATCATACTTTTTAAACTTAATGAAACAAGATTCGATATCTTTATATGAGAAATCTTTATCTGGATCCTTTGGCATCGCATCTTTTAAATCTATTAAAAGTAACATGTTATATGTTGAATTACTATCACTAAATTTTATAGTAAGTGAGTCATATAATTTTGAATATTTAGATATCTCAGAACTTTCCAATTGAACTCCTAAATCCTTAAAACTAATTTTTTTACCTTTTGAATTTGACTTCGCATCTTCTATGGAAATATTACCCTCTCTTTCATCTTCCATTTCTATTTGATCCTCAAACATCTTTCCTATCTTATTTTGTAGTTGCTTTAATGCAGTCTCTATATAAGACTCTGGAGTATCATTCAATTCTTCTGTTATGAACTCTATAAATTTTCTAATCTTCATATATTATATATTAAATATTATTTATCAAATACCCAAAAAAGTGTTAAAAATTTCTATTAAGAGTAATAATTATTTATCGAAGACGGAAAAGAGATAGGTAATACTAAATAAAATAAATCCATTTTAAAATGGATTTATTTTATTTTTTATATCCATACATAATATAATGAACTAATAAAGCTATAAAACTTCCTATGGCAGCAAAACCACCTAAATATATAAATGGTCTATCTTCGGGTATTGATTCACTTAAAATACTTGGAAATGATAACCAAAATGCTAAATTTATAATACCTGAAAATAAAAAACCTGCTAAATAAATTAATTTTTCTTTTCGTCTATTTATTTTAAATCTATCTTCCATAATTTTTCTTTTTCTTTTATATATAAATAGATAAATCCGTATATTTGTAAAATGAAAGTAAAAGACAAAGAAAGAAGAATAAAATATCTTATCACTAAACTTCGGTTTAGTCCAAAATGTAAACTTCCTATTAGTGAACTTAGAGAAGCAAAGCTTCAGATACTTTTGAAGAATAAGAAGATTGAACTTGAAACATTCTTAGGAGTCAGTCCAAAGTCTAAAGAACACGAAGAAAGAAAAGAGGTTTTTAATTATTATTATTCAAAAGGACTCAACGACGAAGAGATAATGAATGTCTGGACTTCTACATATAGAATAAGTTATTATCGAAACAATCGAAACGATTCCATGCCAAAGCCGGAAAGAAAAGACAATCAAAATCCAGTAACCAATACGATAAACTGGGGATCTGGTGGTGGTAACGGTAGTAGAATAAGAGTTCCATCAAAGAAACATAAAAATAGATACAAGAACTTTTTAAAGTTGTTTCCAAAATTTGAAGATAAATAGTAAATTTAAAAAAATAAATGACTATGAATAGAGTGGGTTATTGTTGTATAAACATATCGATAAATGATGGTAAGAGAAAGAAAGATTTCATTACCGTAAATAGAGGAATGATCAAAAAAACTTTTGAGAGTAAAGGTCTTCAATATGTTACCGAGTTGGCTCTCTTAAATATAGATGATATGTTTAAGATAATAAAATGGAATAAAGAAAATGACATATTCGTATATCGAATGTCTAGTGATATACTTCCCTGTATTGGCTTCTATAAATTAGAGGATCTACCAAAGTTTGATTTGATTTCAAAAAAATTAAAAGAGATTGGTGATTATGCCAAAAGTGTTGATATGAGATTATCATTTCATCCTACACATTTTTGTATACCTGCTAGTGAAAATCCAGTTGTTGTTGAAAATGCAATTGATGAATTAGATAAACATGCACAAATAATGGATTTAATGGGTCTGGATCAAACACATTATTATCCTATAAATATACACGTAAATACAACAAAACCAACTAGAGAAGAGGCCGCAGAAAGATTTTGCAAACAATTCTATAATTTAAGTGAATCTTGTAGAAAGAGATTAGTTGTGGAAAATGATGATGGTCCAAATCAATATTCTACAAAAATGTTATATGATTTGATACATAAAGAAATTGGAATACCAATAACTCACGATTTTCATCATCACAATTATGGACCTAAGGATATTTCACAAGAAGAGGCTTTAAAATTAGCTTGTTCAACATGGGGTGATGTAAAACCTATGACTCATATGAGTTCACCAAAAACATTAGAAGATACATCAGGTAAAAATACGGCACATGCAGATTACATTTATGAAGAAATTCAAACATATGGTCTTGAATTTGACACGGAATTGGAGTGTAAACAAAAAGATATTGCGCTACTTAAATATAGAAAAGACTTTTTAATATATACTTAATGTATATTAGAAATTGTCCAAAATGTAATAAAGAACTAACATATAAAAGTAAATCAAATCTAAATAGAGCGATTAAAAAATTTTAAACCAATTAAAATAATACTTGTAGATGTTAGACAGAACGAAATTATAGAATTTTCAATTGATGATATTTTAAATCTAAAAGAAGATGATATTGATAAAAAAAATTTTAAATCTATTAAAGATTAAAAATCTAAAGATCTGGCGGTTATCAAATACAGAGAACAATTTAAAGTTATCAAAGGCTAAATTCGAAGTAGGTGATGAAGTTTTGATTAAAAATAATGATAATGAAGTTGGTTTTATATTAGAGGTTCATATAATACCTAAACTAAGAGGTGATAGTTTAGACGAATTCCAATATCTGGTTCGGCTTCCGTATAAATATAATAAGAGTTATTATTTTAACGAAATTACACTAGACTGTTCACTACAGAAGAAAAGAAATGACAAATTAAAAGAATTAGGAATATGAAATTCGAATTTGGTGAAGAAATAATTTGTATTAAAACAACAGCATCCGGTTATAATGGTGATGAAAGACTTATTTTGGGAGAGAGGTATGTTATAGATGATATAGAATATCATTTTCGAAATAGAGTATGTGTGAAGTTAAAAGGACCTTATTATTTTCATCATGAGTGGGTACCTCAAGAATGTTTTAGTAAACTTTCGGTTATTAGAAATCAAAAATTAAAAGAATTGGGAATATGAAAAATCTAAGAACAGGTGAATACACAGAAATGATAGAAGACATAAAGGATATAGCAAAAAATCTCACCATCATTGAGGGTATCTTTGATATACATAATTATACCGAATATCCAACACATAAAAAATACTATGAGGTAAAAGATGCCAAAAATAGTTTTTGGATACTTATAGGTAAAGCCGACGAAGAATCGATAAAGGAATGTATTGAAGATTTCATATTTGAAGAGGACCTGGTTAATTGTGAAGGAGAGTATCATTTTAATGCAGTATTGAAATACGACAAAGATGATGAATATAGTGGATATTGGTATATAGACTATATGGAAGTAAATCTTCAACAAACATTTGTTGAAAGAGAAAGAGAATATAAATTAAATACTTTACTTGATAATGATTTAGATATTTTTTTATAACTTTGTAGTATGAAAGAAAAAATATTTAAACTGGCGAAGATAGAAGCGGAATGGATGCGATACTATGGCTTTGTCGATTCTAGATTGGAAGAAAAGTTTGACGACATCGACTTCTATGATAGAATGATTCCAATTGGTTATTCTAAAGTATATACACCACTAGTTCAGAAATGCCCTATGGGTTATGTAAATAGTTTAGATCCTGAATTATCAGAAGTTGTATATGGACCAAGAGATCACAAAAATGGTATTTATACACCATTAGAATTTGTAATATATAACAAAGTTGATGGTTACTTAGATTTAATTAAAATGATAAAAGAGTAATTAAAATTAAAATTTAAAAAGTATGAGAAAAATAACTTTATTATTGGTGCTGATATTATGTAATACATTATTCGCACAATTAGAAATTCCAAAATTAGGTGAAAATGATTCAATCGTAAATCATAATGCATATTCACTTTCATTCAATTCAAAATATCACAATGCAAATTGGGTTGCATATTTACTAACAAGAGAAGAGACGAATTCTTTATTTGAAAGATCAAATAATTTTATAAAAGATCCATTGGTCGAAGGGACAGATTTGACAAAAGACTACTATAAATCTGGTTATGATAAAGGACATTTAGCACCTGCGGGTGATATGGGGTTTTCTAAAACTGCTATGGATGAATCTTTTTATTACACGAATATGTCACCACAAGTACCTAGTTTTAATAGAGGTATTTGGAAGAAGTTAGAATCACATGTCAGAGATTGGGCGATTGAATATGATAGTTTATATGTAGTTACGGGTCCAATATTTTCAGATTCTATGAAAGTTATTGGGCCAGATAGTGTTGCAGTTCCAAATTACTATTATAAAGTTATTTTAGACAATCACAAGGGTAAAGAAAAGATGATTGGATTTGTTATGGAAAATACCGGTTCAAAAGCTGAATTAAAAACATTTGTATTATGTGTAGATAATATCGAAGAGTTGACAGGTATTGATTTCTTTCCTTTATTATCAGATGAATTAGAAATTAAAATTGAAAATGAAATATGTTTTGAGTGTTGGTAGAAAATAAAAAAGAGAGTATTAGCTCTCTTTTTCAGTTCTTACACTTCGTTCTGGATATTTGTTCCTTACAGTATCACTTATCCTTATTGTCTCACCATATTCGTTTATTCTTACAAATGTAGTTTCACATCTTAATGCTAAAGCTTCTTTTTCGGTATCTACCGAATGTATTCTAATTTCGGCATTAAGTGTTATTGATGTATTACCAATTTTTTTAATACCTACATATACCTTGTATATTTGATTTGCAGAGATACCCTTAATGAACTCAACATTCATAGTTTTTGTTACAATCCAAGGTGTGTCTAGAATTTCTGCCGCAAATACTGAACATGTGGTATCTAATTCGGCCATTTGTGCACCACCAAAAAAACGACCATGTACTCCTATATCAGATAGGTAACAAAATGATGATGATCTACATATCATTTCACCTTTTCTTAATAACTCTATGTTACTTTTTATCATCAATTATTTTATTTATTTTAATTTCTCTTATCATAGATGTAACATCACTTATTATCTTGGATGCTGTACCTATTTCTATTTTGTTAAAGTGTTTATCATTTGGATAATCACATAAATCAGTAGTAAATGGTCTGTAAATATATTCCTTCGAATCCAATCTACTTTTAAATTTAATAATATGACCCATATTTTTCTCACATAGTTCTATAGATATATCAAAATATTTTTCAAATTTTAACATATCATTTGTGAATTTATTCATCATAGCCAATCATATTTTACTATTTCTACACCCGATTCTTTTAGAAACTCTAAACCTGTTATATCTTTATAATCTTCAACATAAACTAACCTTTTTATTCCAGATTGAGAAATCAATTTAGAACAATCTTTACAGGGGGAATGTGTTTGATATAACGTACCACCATCACAAGAATGTCCATGTCTAGCACACTTCAAAATGGCATTTGCCTCACCGTGTATTACATCCCATTTAGTTTCACCATTATCCATTTCACAAGAGTTATCTTGACCTGAGACGGTACCATTATAACCATCTGATATAATCATACCATTTTTAACTATAAGTGCACCTACCTTCTTTCTAGTACAATGAGAGAGTTTGGCCCACTCTTTTGCCATGTTCAAATAAGTTCTATCGTATCTTTCTTGCTTCTGCATATATGCTGTTTATTTTAAGTTTTCTTACAATTCTTCTAGGAATAGTTTTGGTTGTTACACTCGTTTTGAAATTACTCTTCGGTATATTTTGGATTTTCATTATGTCAAAAAAATCGAAATTATTCATTGAAAATTCTGTTTATCTTTTCTATTCTTAAATCCTTTTTTCTCAAGCCAAGCATTCTCATCAGATAGTCTTTGGAAAACATAGGATGACTACTATCTATCATAGTATCCATCTTGTTCATAATCTCCTTTACCCTTTCTACTTCCATGAGTTTCTCAATGAGTTTATCTTTCTTATCCTCTTATCAGGAACCAGTCTTTTGAGAAGTTTTTCATATGCTTCTGTATGGTAGATTCGACCGCCGTTTCGGTTTGACCTATCAAACTGCTGAAGGACTCCTTTGATTATTATTTTTCCTACCATTCCAATATATTTTCAATCTTTCTTTTTCTTTTAGATATTCTATCTGACATTATTTCCGAAATAATGTCAGATAATTTTTGTGAAGTAATTATATAATTTGCAGGTCCTCTTCTCGACATTTTGTTTATGTGAGCAGTAGATTGAAGTATTTTACCAACTAGTTTTCGTTGGTTATCCATTATTTTTATCTATTTGAATTACATTTAATTCTATTAAACTAATTCTACCGAATACTGATACTTCAACTTTAACCTTATCACCTTTGATTGATTGAACTTTACCATTAAATGTACTGAATGGTCCATCCAATATTTTAACATCTTCCCCAACAATATATTGTGCCTCAACTTCAACTTCTTCTTTTACTCTTTGTTGTTCACCAATCATTCTCTCTACTTCAATTTGAGTCAATGGTAAAATATCACCAGCTCTGTTTGTTAAGAATCCCTGTGCACCATTCATTCCTTTTAAGAAATATTTTAATTCTCCTACAGCATTAGTTTCGATAAAGATATATCCTGGGAATTTTACTTTTTCTCTTTTTACTTTCTTTCCGTTTTTTAAATAAAATGAGTTTTCGATTGGAACGATTACTCGTCCAAGTTTACCCATTAAATCACCGGTGTTACCTTCACTTGTAAGTCTTTCTGCGATTGATCTTTCTCGGTTACCTTGTGACCTAATGACATACCACTTCATTGTGGTTTCTTTTTCAACTATATTCATATTCGTATGTTATTTTTATTAGTTTCCTTTTTCTAACTTCTTTAAGTATGTTTGTTCTTCTTTTATAAAATCTGGATACTTATCCAAAAGATAATCTAAGTCTGATTCTTTTATCAGTAAATGTTTAAGAAGTTGTTTATATTCTTTCTCTGGTATACCCTTTTCTTGTTTAGGGCTTTTAGACCAGAACCAAGTTGGGTATGGTTGTGTTTTCATAAAATGAAACCAAAGATCCATAGAAGTTGCTTTATCTATGGACTTTAGATTCAAAAGTTGTGCCTTTTCTGGATATTTTTTAGCCATGTTTCTATTTATGATAAAAAACCACTTTTCTTTTTGTTTATCTGATACATATTTCCATTTATTTCTTTCCTGAAACATACATTTCCATATTGCCAATAAATTGTCCTCAATTTGATTCATATCTATTTCCTTTTTTTAAATTTTCTTTCCAGTATAATGGTTGATAATTTGAATAATGGTTTAATTTTATTAATTCTTCTTCATTTTTCGACCAAGAAATTGGAATCATATGATCCAAATGCCAATAAGTTCCATAATTTTCCCAATTCATATTAATATCAAATTTTCCTTCAATGTGTAATTTGAACTCCTCGAATGAACAACCAAGTATTTCTATTGTTTTTTTAGATTTTATTGTATATTTTTTTCTAAACGAAGTGCTTATAAGACTTCTTATAGATCCAGATAGCTTATATAGTTTGTCTTCACTCTTTCTTCTAGACTCATATTCTCTTTTATATTTATTGATTTCTTCTTTATTATTATCTCTCCATTTTTTATTAGAAATTGCATGAATTTCTTTGTTTATATGATAATTTTTAAGAATTTTTTCTCTATTTTCTCTATAATATTCTTTTTTCTTTTCTAAAAGATTGTCTGAGTTTTTAAGGTGGTATTTTTTGTTATAATCTTGAAAATATTCTTTATTTTCTTCTCTATATTTTTTACTATACTCCTTATTGTAAATCTTTATTTTCTCCAAAGATTCTGGAGACTTACAAAATTTACATATATTTCTTCTACCATCTGGATATCTATTATCTTTGTTAAAAAAAATTATATCTCTACTTATATTACATTTCTTACATATCTTTTCCATAAAATATATATAAAAATCATTTGCTCTCCCTTTTCCTATAAAGGTATTCAATTTCCTTATGTCTTCTACAACAATATAGAGAATTTTTTCTCATTTGTGTAATTATTTTATTACAATTTCTATAATTACAAATTCTATCTTGTTTTTTTTCAATAATCATAATATTAATTATCTTATATTATCATATCCATTATTCATCTTTTCAAGAATTTCTTCTGGAAGATTATGAAGTCTTAAATCGATTAGTTTAAAGTTACCCTCAATATTCTCAACGATTTCTTCAATCTTTGATTTACTAAGTTTCTTTTTCTCACAAATTAAATCGGCAATATTCTCATTTAAATCAGGATCAGATAGGTTTATTTCCCCAAACTCTTCAATATAAGAGTCATAAATACCTTTAGCACCTTTAGCACCAATTCCTCTTGTTTTACCATTTTTACTAACTACCCAAACGGAGGATATGTTATCACTTTGATCACCTGATATAATCTTTATCATAAGAGACTCAATAGGGTTTATCTCATTTACTTCATATTTGGTTATAAACTTATCCATCAATGCCAAGAACTCACTGTTATCATTTAACTCAAATATATTATCATTTGGTAGTTTAGATACTTTATTTAAAAATATTTGATAGTTCTTAGGAAGAAATAACTTTTCTTTATTAAACATTTCATTAGACATTATATTTATATAAAGTGGATCTAATCCATATCCAACAATTTGTTTAATATCGTAATCATTGGAAATGATTATTGTAGACCTAGCTTCTTTATTTGCCTTATCTACTAAGTAAGAAATCCAGTCATCACCTTCTACATGAGGTGCTTCCAATACCTTACATCCTTTAATACTACTTTTGAAATCACCATATGTTTCATATACGAAATTCCAATCAATGTCACTATCTTTTTTTCGAGTGCCCTTATAGTCACTTGTGTATTTTTTTCTCCAAGATTTTTCTTTGGAGTCGGAAACTAAGTAAATATTTGCAAATGGATACCATTTTCGATAATTACTTATATTATTTTCTAGAGCGGTATGTAATGCACCAAAAAGTAGATTATTCTTATGTAATGTAAATACTAACTTGCTTAAAATATAATTCCCATCTATGATAAGATCAACTAACATATAGATTTATTATTTTTTATTATATAGAAAAAATAACTACTTATGTTTTGATTTATATTAAATAATTTGATTTATTTGTATATCCCGATAGACTCTATCGAAATCATCTCTTATCTCTTGTACGTATTCATATGTTTCTGAATTAGTATAGAATTCATATTCTTTTCTATTAACAATATTTTTTACTGATTGGTAATTTTCTTTTATTAGATTAAAACAACCTTCTTTATTTACCCAGTCAGTCATGTTCTTTATTAAATCAAAGTTTATTTTTTCAAAGCCATAAAAGAATTCTTTTTGTATATAGGATCTTAAATAGTGATATATTACCTTATTGTGATAGTCTTCCACACCTTTTGGGTTAGAAAGTTCAGGTGTAGTGAAATAAAACTCTATATTAAGTTTGATTAGTTTTTTAACTAGTTTAAAAACGGCTTTAGTAATTCTTTTATCTAAAAAGACATAGACCAAATCATCTTCAATATAACAAATAGGAATATTTACATACTTCTTATATGTTATTTGATTTTTAGAAACTTTCCAGTTTTCTGAATTATCTGGTATAAAATCACTTAATTCCATACTCTCTTAATATTTTAAGAAATAAAAGTTTATTTTCTTCTCGAGTTTTCAGACCACCATTATTATTTCTCCACCCATTGGTTTTATTCAAAGAATATTTTTCCTTATATCTCGAATCCCATTTAGTTGTAGTATTTGTTTTATAAAAAAAATTTCTTTTAGTTCCTATGAAGTCTTCGGTAATTGGTTGTGATGAGTATAAACCATTAGCATCAATAAATCGAAACCATTTTCCACGGATATTACCTAGTCTCTTTAAGACTTTCTTTTCCTCTATATATCTGCGATACGCACGACCTCTCATAGAAGCAAAGATAGGTAAAATTTATTTAATATCAAAAATCTTTTCGATTACTCTTTGAGTTTTCATCCTTCTCATAGTACGATTGAATCTACTGTTCTGTTCTTTCTTCATCGTGTTGAAGTCGGATAAAGAAATCCAACCACCCGCGACCTTGATGTCATCTTCGCTTTCTTTCTTATCTGTAACTATCATTTTAACAACTCTTTCTTTCTTAACTCAGAACTTTTACCAAACCAAGTCTCTAAAGATCCTTTTGATGCTTCGTCTTTAGTTATTAAAGTAAGTCTAGGTCTGTTGATTATATCATCATACTCATCATCCACCAACGCTGCCAATCCTTTCTTATATTTTATCTCGAATTGTTTTAAATCGTTTTGTTCAACCCAAGTATTATATTCATTTTGTGTATAGAAAAGTACTTTCTTTTTACTTTTTACTTTTGGTATAGCAACGACGATTGGAGTCTCTACTTTATAAATCATCTTACGTTCAAACATATCCGGCCAGTATTTATAAAAGAAGTTTATTAAAAGTGCAGAAATTGCATTTCCATCCATATCGGCATCTGTGAATATAAGAACTCTACCGTATCTTAAACTTTTCAAATCAATTTCTTGTCCTAATTTTAAACCAATAGATGCCATAAGATTCACTGCTTCATCATTTTTAACGAGTTTTTGGTTTGTCATCTCTGATACATTTACAAACTTACCTTTTAATGCAAAAGCACCCATAGTCTCAGGTGTCCTATATTTCCTAAATGCAGAAATAGCTGAATCCCCTTCAAATAATCCTATAGAATATTTCCATCTATCTTTACCTTTTGCATCGATAAGTTTTTCAACTTTAATCTTTGTTAGTTTCTTATTTAATTCTCTTTGAAGTTTACTATCTTCAGCATTTTTCTTTTGTTGTATCCAATCTAAAACCGAGTTCACTATCTCTGACTTCAATATTGATTGTATCATTTTAGAACTAACTTCAAATGTTGTTCCAAACTCTTTAACCTCGGTTATAAGTTTCTCTTTTGTTTGTGATGAAAAGGATGGATTTATAACTGTCGAATTTAAGAATAAAAACATATGTTGTTTCAATTCAGATGGTTTAATATCTACCTTATGTTTCTTCAAGAAGAATTCTCTAAGTGCTACTATTATTTGATTCATTATATAATCAACGTGTGTACCACCATCATAAGTTTCAGTTGTATTAGCAAAACTTACTTGCTGGAAACCATTTTGTGAAAGTGCAATTCCCAAAGACCATGTTTTATCTTTTTTGGATTCACAAAAGTATTCTTCTGTGTAAAGTTTGATATAGTCATCAAAAGAGTTTATATTTATAAGATTACCATTAAAGTATATTTTAAGACCCGTATTACATGCTGCAATATCATAGATTCTTTTTTCAATCATCTTTAAATGGTCTTCATCAATTTTATCTATACCAAACTTCTCTAAATCCGGAGTATATGTTATTTCAGTATGATTTTTAGTAGATTTCTTAACAACTGCTTTAGTTCGTTCTCTCATATTACTTGAGAATGTTTGTAAGAAATGGTTTTTACCATCACAAGAAGAAACTATAAATTCTTTTGAGAAAACATTAGATAATTTCGCACCTAATCCATTTGTACCTGCAACCGTACGCTCTTCTGTATCATCATAATTAGAGCCAGACATAAGATTACCGAATATAACTTCTGGTACATATTGTTTATGTTCTTTGTGTATAACGATTGGAATACCACCATTATCTCTAACAGATATCTTATTTTTACCTAAATCAATATTTACGTCAATTCTATTTAACTTAGGGTTTCTTTGGTGTTCATCAACAGAGTTGGTAATAACCTCATCAAATATTTTCAAAAAAGATGGAATGTAAGTTATTTCACGTTGAACCATCTTACCATCATCAAATATCCATTTAAGTGATGTACTTGGTTTATTTGAACCTACATAAGTACCTGGTCTTAATAAGATGTGTGATATCTGATCCAGTACTTTATATTTATCTTCTATTTTCTTAGCCATTGTAAAATGTTTCGATTTTTTGTTTATATATATCAAAAAATCTTTTTTGTTTAATATTCAAAAAAGAAGTCACTCATCTGAGTGACCTTTTATTTAATTTACATATTTCCACATTCTAACATTTCTTTTTTGAATTCTTTGTGTTCCACCAGATTATTAGTTTCATTGAACCCATAATTTTTAAAAATCCACACACATTTAATTACCTTGAATTTAACTGATTTTTTGTTAGTGTAAATATGGTACTTTCTACATTACCCATCGTAATGGTTAAATCTGTTTTTGTTGCAATTTTTTTCCACACAGGATGTCCTTCTGATGATGGTATGTAAATCATATTTAGATTAAACTCATCAAATATCCTATTTAAAAATAAACGACCAACACCAGAATTTGTAGGTGTTGTATCAATACCGAACAAAAACATTTCATCATCTTTCATTGGTAGTTTTATATCATCCATTAACAACGCATTTCCTTTTCCGATTGGTGATTTAAATTTACAATGATAACCATGACTATCCTTTTCAATTGTAAAACTATCTAATTTATTTTCATTTAAGAACTCTTTAAAGTTCTTAACCTTATCAATGTCCATATATTCTGCTACATGCAATGAATTAAGTTCACCTATCCTTGTAGCCATCGTTTCATTCACAGAAGTACGTGTTACACGTAACATTCTAGCTAATTCTTGTCTTCCTTTCGGATTTATATTGTACTCGCTACAGAATTGTTCGAAGTCTTTTATCATCTTTATTGGGACCGCTGATTTTAGAATTTCAGAAAAGTCTGTCTTTGTAGGAACTATAATGG